GTCAAAGCGCGCGAACCGCTGGTATTCGGCGCAACCGACCACCCCTATTTTTTCTTCAATTTCGCTGAGGGCGCTGGGGCTGTGCTGTCCGACAAATCCGGCTCGCTCGTCGATTTTCCGCTCACGGGATCGACCCCTGCATGGGCGACTCCCGCCGCCGGCATCGACGTGCCGGCAGCGACCCTGCTCGCGCTGTGGTCTGGAGACGCAAACGCTACTCCTGCGCAAATCGAGCGCAGCGCATCCATCTACCCAGTGGACGCCAGCAACCGACTCAACGGCATCTACTACGTCATGTTCAAAATGGCGATTGCGGCGGCCCCGGCCAGCGACACCTCAAACATCATCTACGCAGCCGGGCGTGAGGGTACGGGTATCGAGCAGTACGGGCAGCACTACATTCGGCTGCGCGCGAGCAGATCGCCCGAGTTGGCATTGCGCCGTCGTGGCCAGTCTGGCAGCTACAACTACTCCAACGCTAACGCGGCGCTCGTCGCGGGCGGCGCAGCACGGTCGTATCTGCTGCTGGTGTCCGAGGCGAACGACACCGACCTCTCTGTTGAGTGGTTTGTCGACGGCGGCGATGCCCCGAACAGTTCGGTACAGATCACCGACGGCCTGTCGGAATTCACGGTGCGGTCTGATGAGGCCGGCATGGAGTTCTTCGCACGCACTTCGTCGGCCCCGGCGCTCGGAACCGCGTCTGCGCTGGGATCTGGGACGGTGGCGCCTGTTGTCGACTGGATGGGTTGCGGAAAGATGGGTGCAAACGCGGCCAACCGAATGAACCTCATCTCTGCGTGGCAGGGGCTTCACCGCAGCGGTGTGATGCCGCTGTCGTTCGGACGGATTTCAGCATGACCTGGTACGTGACGCGCGGTGGCGCCAATCCGCAGCATTCTGCCAGGATTGGTGTCATCAGCACAGCGGCGGGGTCGTGGTCTGTGTCGCTCGCCGGTCAGACCAAGACTGTCTCAATCGTCGATGCAAGCAGTGAGCAGGGCGTCGGCTTTGTCGATTTCTATGGACTTCCGGTCGGCGAACATACCGCTACGGTCAGCGACGGAATTCGCTCAGAGACGTGCCGCGTCGTCATCACCAGCGGACCGCATATCAGTCTCGTGGGGTCGTGTTTCAGCACCTATTCGTGGTGGGACGAAGCGGCCGGCGCAATGGAGATTGAGCAGGCAACTCAGGTGCTCGCGATCGGCGATGCGCCCTATGTTGACAACCTGCGACAGGTGACGCTGGCATCGCCAGCCACAAACGCGCAGCGAGAAATCGTGATCCGCCAGGAAAACCGCAAGTTCAAAACCCACGCGTCCCGCCGCCGTCTGTTGTCTGACTCCGCGGTCTATCAGATCATCAGCGATCACGATGCAACGCCGGGCAACGATGCACCGGGCCGAGACGATATCGGTGCATTCCCCGGCGAGGACGCTTGCAACTGGTGGTACTACAACGGAGGATACGCCAAGATCATCACCGCCACGGGCGCCGCTGGCGAGGCCGAGTGGCGTGATCTGCTCGACCGGGGATTCGCGGCTTTCGACCTCTACAACCCGCTGTACGACAACCCCGACGCAGGGGCTGTCTATCCGTCCGGGACCATCCCTTCCGCCACGCCATACACCCGGTGGACAGTAGGCCGAGTCGAGTATTTCCAGATCGAGCAGACCCGTTACGCGGACTACATGACCGCCGTATCGACGGTGACAGACAGGTCGCTTCTGGGCGCGCTTCAACTCGAGTGGTTTCTCCATCGCCTTGCTGCTTCGACTGCTGATTTCCGGGTCGTGCTGTCTCCCCAGCAGATGCTCAAGCCAGATGCAATCACAACGGGCGGGCGAAACGACTACGGCCGCAAGTGCTTTTTGGACGAGCGAGACACAATCTTTGCCGCGATGGCTGCAAAGCCAGGCACGGTCGTGTTTGCCGGTGATGTCCACACCCCAAGCGTGCTGCGCTATGCGTCTGGCGGCGCCGAGCTGTGGCAGATCACGCCGTGCCCCACCGGGACTGACGGTGTCGTGCTGGAGGCTGAGACGTCTGCAGACACCGAGGTGCGGTGGCGTGAGCGGCACCAGGTCGGATCGTCGGTGCCGCGTCGGTACTATGGCGTCATCTCAGACACAGGGGACGGACCGCTCGAATTGACTATCAAGTCGCATACTGGTGGCGTGTGCTGGCGGGGTCAGCTTTCCCGTGACAGCAACGCCATCAGTTATGGCCAGGCCGGCGCTGTAGGCTAATTCAATCCCCCGCCACTGCACGATTGCAGGTCGCTGTCCGAGCGTCTGTATCGGTCCCAGGGTATCGACACCCGTGTCCTGCTGGGCCACAAGCATCAATCCATGACCGACATGTACCACGATGACCGTGGGTTGTCGGCGTCGTCATGGCAAGTCCTGTCGCTGCCGGATCGGCCCGCCACCGGAACCCCTTCCGCCTGATGTGACCATCGCGCGCGCGCGAAACTGCGGGCTCATATTCCGGAAACAGTTCCGTCTGGTTTTTCAGTGGAGGGCGTGATGTGAGCTATGCAGACCGCGCGGCCATGATTGCCCGCTTCGGCGCAGACGAGGTGGTCATGCTGACCGACCGCTCCGACACCGGTGCGATCGACGACGCGAACCTCGACGACGCCCTGGCGGGTGCCGACGGCGAGATCGACGGCTATCTGTCCGGTCGTTACGCCACGCCGGTGCAGGCCAGTCGACGGGTGCAGGATCTGGCCTGCGACATCGCCCGCTATCGCTTGTGCGGCGGTCCGACCCCCGTGACCGACGAGATCCGCGATCGCTACAAGGATGCCATTGCGTTCCTGCGCGATATCGCGGCGGGCCGCGCCAACCTGGGTGGCGCCGTGGATGCCTCGGCCGAGGCGGAGAACCTTGTCGAGATCTCGACCGGCGCGAAGCTGTTCGGCCGTGGTAACGGCGGGCTGATCTGATGGCCGCGCCGATGGTCGCCCAGGTGGAAGACGCTATCATTGCGCGCGTGTCCGGCGCCGCCGGCCTGGGCTACCGCTTCGGCACGGTGGCCAGCTACGCGGGCGAACTGGATGGCCAGCTCGAGGAGGTGGTGCGCAAGTGGCCCGCCTGCTGGGTCACCTGGATGGCTTCGGGTAAGCCCACGCGCTACGGCACATCGCGCACCAAGTGGATCGAGCCGAACACCTTCGCGGTGCTGGTGGCCGCCCGCAACGTGCGTGGCGAGCGCGAGACGCGCCATGGCAGCGTAAGCGAACCTGGCGCCTACCAGATGCTGGATGACGTGCAGTCCCTGCTGATCGGTCATGACTTCGGCATCGCTATCGAGGCCTTCGAGCCGGGGCGCAAGCGCACCCTGTACAACGCCCAGCTGCGCAGCAAGTCGATTGCTGTTTATGCGCAGGAATGGCACACCCGCTGGCTGCTCGAGAAGCCCGCCGACGAGACCGTGGGCGGCCTGCTCAAGGTCGGCATCGACTACCACCTGACCCCGGACGACGGAAACGCTGATGCGTCCGACCTCATCACCCTGGAGGGATCGCAATGATCGTGATCGCAAAACCCGGCGTGCGTGTGCCCATGGAGGGCAAGCCGCGCAAGTACATCACCGAGGACGCGTCCGTTGATGTGCCCGACACCGCCTATTACCGCCGCCGCCTGCGCGAGGGCGACCTGATCACCGCGCCGGCGGAAAAGCCGGCCAAACGTAAGGAGGCCTGATCATGGCGTCGCCCAATATCAGCTTCGACAAGATTCCGAGCAGCATCCGCAAGCCGGGCAAGTACTTCGAATTCAATACCAAGCTGGCCGTGCGCACCCTGCCGGGTAACCGTCAGGAAACCCTGATCGTGGCCCAGAAGCTGGCCGCCGGCAGCCAGGCCGCCGGCGTGGCGGTGGAGGTGTTCGGCGACGATGAAGCCGCGGAGTACTTCGGCGAGGGCTCTATCGCCCACCTGATGGTGCGTGCGGCCCTCACTGCCAACCCCTACCTGGCGCTGTCGGTGATCGCCATGGATGACGCCGCCGGATCGGCCGCGGCCACCGGCACCCTGACCCTGGCCGGCACGGCCACGGGCACAGGGGTGCTGACGGTATGGATCGCCGGCGTGCGCACCGAGCTGGCCATCGCCTCGAGCGACGTGGCCGCCGACATCGCTGCTGCCATGGAGGCCAAGCTCGATGCCCTGGGCGATCTGCCCGTGACCGCCTCGGTCGCCGGCGCCGTGATCACCTTCACTGCGCGCAACAAGGGCACGCTGGGTAACGGCATCGTCATTACCTCGACCAGCACGGCGCCGGGCGTGACCGCCACTGTTGTGGACATGAGCGGTGGCTCGGTGGATCCGGACATCGCCACCCCTCTGGCGGCCGTGTTCGGTGCCGGGCACGATGTGGTCATCACGGCCCTGGCCGACAGCACCAGTCTTACCGCGCTGCGTACGCACTTGGACAACGTCTCCGGCCCGATGGAGCAGCGCGGTGCCATCGGCATCTATGGCCATGCGGGCACCCTCGCCGCAGCCACCACGCTGGCGGCTGCCATCAACAGCGGGCGGATCAGTGGCATGTTGGTGCCGGCTACGCCGAGCTCGGCGTATCTGGTGGGCGCCGCGTACGGCGCTGTGGTCGCCGGTGAGGAAGATCCCGCCCGCCCGCTCAACACCCTGGCACTCAGCGGCATCCAGGCGCCGGCCCTGGAAGATCGTCTCGGCCGTACGGAACAGGAGTCGGCTC